GTTCTAACATCGCTCAACCCTTTGGAAATTATTGTTAAATCGGCATAAGTAGATGGATATATAATATAAGTATATTTAGTCGTATCCGCATTATCATTTGAGCAAACGGCAGTCCAACTAGCCGAATCTGTTAATTCAGAATCTACCAACGCGTTGTATACAGTTTGTGCTGTTGAATTATCCGTTACAACAGTTGCACTTGCGGCTAATACATTTCTGAATTTGAACGCATAGTTTAATATCAACGGTGTAATGTTTTTTGTATTATCAGGAGTTCGTGCGTTAACTGTAAATGTAATATTTCCTAATGTATTTCTTGATGGTGATATTACCGACCCTATATTATAAGTTTTCGTTGCTGCTAATGTACCAATAGAATCTGTACGATTTGTTCCATTAGTTGCTCCACTCATAGTCACCGATGCGTTAATTGCATATGCACTATTTGAATCAGTTGTAGAATTTAATTCATATGTATTAAAGCTGAATGATGATCCTACCTCTCTATCTATTGTTGATAATGTTGTTACCCCATTTTTCAAAACCAAATTACTCATAGATGATGAAACATATGGTGCCAATAAATCTTGCCACAGTGTTGTAAAATCTGTACCCGAGCCAAATGAGTCTCCTGAGTTTATTCCTCCTACATTTCCCGTAGCCGTTACGGTTGTACTTAATGCTCCCGAACCAGTTAAATTATTGGCATAGATATTACCATTAAGAATTATATCTCCGCTAATAGACTTATTTAATGGAACTAGTGTAAGAATCGATGAACCACTACCAATTTGTACCGCATTGATACCCTTATTTAAGTAAAATTCACCATCGGCCAAGCTTATACCGCTTGAACCTCTTCTAATCTCTAAAATACCTGCCATTAATGTTTGGTTTCATATAAATATAAAGGGAAACCAATTTAGTAACAATAGTATATTAGTCGTTTATTATTTTCTTCTTATTACCCTCCATATCTTTAAATATTTCCTGATATGGTTTTCTTGGTTTGTATTTTACTGAATCTTCTTTTTGTTTAAGCGTTTTAACTCCCAACGGGTCTCTTCCAAGTGGATGGTCATCTTTACCATATCTTACGGGGTCTTTTGGGCGACCTACTTTACCTTCTTCTTCTAATTCTTCTTTTATCTTTTGGATTTCCTCTTCTACATTCGTTGGTTGTTCGGGTTGTTGTGCCGGGTCTACACCTTGCGTTTCTATTGATGAAAGTCTAAATGCCTGCTTTGTATCTTCTAATATAGCAAGTGTTTGCTCATCTTGTTCATCTTTTGCCATTCCAAGAATGGCTTCATACATCCATTCTTTTGATAACATTTTAGTTCTTTGCATTGATTCAATCAAAGATATTTTAGAGGTATATAATTCAACTTTCTCTTGCTCATATATTTTTGATGGAATAGTTAATTCAAGACTGAAATCGGTTAAACGATCATCTTGTATACCTTGCGAATAAAGATGTGCAATTGCTATTTTAGTAAATTCAGAAATAATTACTCTTTGTATTCTTTCAATAGTTTTTGCGAATCTGGAATCAAGTGCCGCAAGAGTTGCTTTACCATTTGTATCTTCAGAATATCCTAACCATGCTTTTGGCATTTTAAGAGATGCCATTAGTTTGTTTTTAAGATAATCAATATCCTCAATCATTGTATATTCCATACCTTTGAGAGTATCAATTGCCGTACCACTATCAGACCCACGAACAGGCATATAGTAGTCTTCCATTAAGTTTTGAATATTGTATTTTAAGTTGTAATCTCCGGTTCTTTCATCGACAAACGGAGTCTTTTTAGAATTGTTTATGATTTTTTGCATGTAGTTATCTACCTCATTTGGTGGAATGTTACCTACATCAATTTTGAATATACGTTTTTCAGGTGCTCTAATGATTCTGTGAATTAACATAGCATCTTCCATTAGAGATAGTTGTTTCCAAATACGGCGACCTCCCTCAATCATTGATTTTCCGTAAGGAAGAAAGTTAGAATCATTATTTAATCTGAAGTGCGCTACTTCAAAATTTTCAAATTCTTTTTTAGAACTCATACCATATGCTCCCAATGGATTTTGATAAGGGGCGTATACAAATTTTACTCTTTGTGGATTTGAAGGGTCAAAATTTTCTACACGAGTTATTTCGTATGGTGAATACGGAAATACATTAACTATTCCTATATTTTCTGCTATTTCTAATTGTAAAAATAAATCACCATATTTAACCAAGTTTCTTGTCCAAGGCCAAAGATTAAATTCTACATTAAGAATATCGTAAAAAAGATTTTCAAGTATTTGTTTTACATTATCATCTGGGTGATGAATTTTTAATACATTTCCAAATTCGTTTCTTGCAGTAGTTTCATCGGCGTAAATATCCAAAGCAGAACTAATAATTGGGTCCTGGTCCATTGAATCGTAATCACGGAAAAGGTCTATACGAACTTGCTGATATGCTAATGATGAGTCGATTTGACCCGAAGCATAGTTAGTAACCTTTAATTTCATAAACCTGTCTACCAGGTTTGTCGTCATATTTTGATATTCATCGGTATCAATTACTTTTGTACCCGTACTAGTCTTACGAACTATTGTATTGGTCGAAAATAATTTTTGTAACCTACTAAAAATTGATTTATCTGCCATTTGAAAATTTTAACTACTAATATATGTATAATTTTTGGAATTGCCAAATTACCATTTACGACAAGACCAATAGCGAGCTTTCCAACGTGGTCCAGGGTTATCACAATTATGTCTAGCTCTGAAATTCTTTCTTCTTTCTGGATTTGATTTTTTAATTCTCATATTAGGGTCACCAAAATTAACCTTAACTACATTACCCTTGTCGTTACGAACATACACTTTGAATTTCTTTACATCGCCTTGCATTGGTTTACCTAACTTTACAGTACGTCCCTGATACTCTGCTTCTAACAAACACGGGCAAGTTGCTTCGGAAAGTAATTGATTATACTCTCTCATAAATTTTATAAAATCCGTTTGCTCTTCTATGGTTTCAACATCATATTCATCTATTTCTTCTTCCTCATTCATTTCTCTATATCCCATAGATGTACTTTGATAGCGTGGTGGTTCTGCTTCCCAACAATTTCCGTTTTCATCGCAATTTAATTTTTCCGTTTCTTCTTTTACAGGCACACAATTTGGTACTTCCTTACCATTTTTATTTTTTGTTCCTACTTGCTTATATCCTTCCCAGCAAGGATTTTCTAATTCTTTTATTATTTCGTTTAGTGTACTTATTTTCATATGTTAAAGGTTTCAATCTATAAATATAAAAAATATCTATTATCGTAATAGCCATTGTATATTTTCAGTATAACCTTTTCCGGTATCTACTTCGTATGGATTGTTTTTTATTGTATTTCCGGTATAAACAGAATCGTATTTAACTATATGTGCTGAATTTAGCATATTCTTTGTCAAATCAATTCCCTCTTGCTTTAATCTTAATGCAGTATTCCTTACCCAAAGCCCAATACCTAATGACATGGTAAGGTCATCATTATATCCTTTCATAGCTTCAGCTCTACCACCATTCCAAATGAATGTAAATAATTCATCTATAAGACGAACAGAACGAATTAGAATATCTTTATTTTGAATATATGAATCTAATGAAGAAATGATAAGTGGTCTTGTTTTTGCAGTAGTTGAAAATCCAGCTACCATTTGCCTTTCATCTCTATAAAACTTATTACTCATTTGCCGTTCAATATCAATATATTTTAGGTCATTACTCATATAGAATAGATTTCCATATCCTCTATCTATACATTGTTGAATTGTTGCCCAACCCACATTTGAGTTTTCAACTACAAGTAATGCGTTATTATATTCGGTTGCTAATCCAACTAAAAAGTTACCAAAATCTTTCGTTTCAATCTTACCACGATATTCTGCCACTTGAGTACAACTTTCAATATCAATTACTTGGGCAGCTGAATAATCCGTACTATCGCCACGAGCAACGTCGGCTACTACCATATATTGACGATTATAGTTTGTATATTCCCATATCCAAAGATTTCCATCAAATCCACGTTTTTCTATGGGGTCTGTTACATATGTATCTTTATACCACAACAATAATTGTGGGTCTATTACGGTATCACCGGAACTTACGAAATCACAATCACACTCTTGTGCCGAACCTTTGATACCCAGAATACGAGTCTGTTCATCTCTCCAAGCCTGATTTCTTTCAGGGTGAACCGTCCAATGTAAATTTATATTATTAAAACCATTTGCTCCACTTTCACCATCTACCCACATTTTATGAAACCAGTTACCGACACCATTAGGAGT